GGTACCAGAGCGAATCCAGCTTCTGCTCGATCCCCTGCTGCCCAAGCTCGTAGTCCTTGATCCGCGCCTCGTTGCCGCGGTTCTTGAGCTCGATCATGTCCAGCGGATTGCTAGCCCCCCAAGTCGGGCGCTTCTCCATCGGCACTGATGGGTCGCCGCCACGCACGAAGGTGAGCGCCTCGGACATACCCGGCACCTGGCCGTAGCTGCCCATCAGCTGCTCACGCATCTCCTTCGCTGCACGCACCCGGCTGGAGCCGCCAATCATCTGCAGCTGCTTGTCCATCTCCTGGGTCAACATCAGCCCAGCCAGCTGCGGCCACATCGGGTCACCAGGCATCACCTGGGCCCCGTTGAAGGGAATGCCGCTCTGATACATCGACTGCAGACCAGCACCCATCGCCGCAATCCCCGACGCGGTGGTGCTCGCTTCCAGCTGGTCGTTGTAGGCCTGCTCGTGCTTGGTGGCGAACTTGTCCCACGCACGGCTCATTGCCGGCGTGAAATACTGCGCCACTTCCGGCATGTCTTCCGTCAACCCGTAGCGCTGCATCACCTGATTGGTGACCTGCACCCGGGCCTTCATCAGCTCGCCGCTGCCAGGGGGCAGCCCGGCTAGCCGGCCAAAGTCCTGGGCCAACGTCGAGGACAAAGCGCTGTCCACCTCGCCACCAGCGATCTGCGCGATCGCACGCCGGCGGCCGATCTGCTTCCACGGATTGGCGTCCTTCAGCAGGATTGCCGCCACCGGGTCCACCTTCTCCAGCTGCGTGATTTGGCTGGCGGCATTGGTGGCCGACACTTCCGCCTGCTGCTGCATCACCAGCTGGGCACGGGCGTATTCGTTCTGTGCCTCGATGTAGCCCGCATCGATCTGCTGGGCCTTAACCATGCCAACACCAACAGTCAGCGTCTGAGTCAGGGCTCGATTGAACGGAGCCAGGGCCTCAGCCGTCGCCTGCAGGTTTCGACCTGGGTCGGCCTGGCTGCGAATAACTCCGCCTCCGCCGGTGTTGATCGCTCTCAGGCCGCCGCTTGCCCGAACCTCAGAGGGCTGCGCGGGGCGGGCCAGGCTCTCCTGCGCCGATGGCTGGATGTAGGTGTCGAGAGGCTTGGCGACAGGCGTGACCTGGCCAAAGGGAAGACGCTCAGCCATGTCAGCCACCTCCTGTGGGGGTGCCCGAGCCCCTGGGCGCGGATGGCGTGCTCAGCCCTTTGACCGTCGAGTAAGCACCAAGGCCAGCCTGCACGCCGTTGAGCACACCGGTGGCGATGTTTAGGCCGAGATTGCCCGTCGGCCTGGTGGGCGCTGCGCCCGTCATCGAGGGCGGCTGCGGCATTACCAGCGTGGGCAACGGCGCCAACGGCGGCAGCGGGTCCATGTAGGGCTGCTCGTCATAAAACTTCTGGCTGTTGTATCGACTGATGTATTGCGCGATCTGTGCGGCTTGCTCTCGCGTGTACTGGCGCTGCCTCAGCCCAGCGTTGATGTTCTGCAGCGTTTCATAATCACCAAGCTGGCGTGAGTAGTCGTTAATGATGCGGTCCACCGAGTTGCCCTCCTGCTCAAGAGCCTGCACAGAAGCCCGCGCTTGCAGTGCACGCCAGCGGTATTGCATCCGCCCAACAGAATCCTGGATGTCGGCTTCTTGATAGGCGTTTGAGATAGCCTGGCTGTCGCCGATGTAGGCCGCCATTGCGTTGGCCCTTGTTTCAGCAACCGTCTCCGCCTGGCGAATTGCCCTGATGGTTTCGTAATTCCTAAGGGAATTGACGTAGGACTTCTGCTGATTGTAATTAACAGTCTCGGCCCAATACTGATACTTGGAATTGGTATTGCTCAGCTTCGCGTTGAACCTGGCCTGCCAGTTCGCAAACCTGTCATTGGCCCGCTGGAAGCGCTTGGCATCCTTATAGTTCTGCAGCTCTTGCTTGTAGCGGGCTTGTTCTGCAGCGTCCTGCTGCATCCCGCCAAAGATGCCCATGCCGGCATTGAGGCCGCCAGTGATCAGGCCAATCGTTAAGGGATCCATTAGCTCATCCTCCAGAACGGATGAAACAGTGCGCCGCTCGGGCCATAGGGCTCAGCCGGGAAGACGGTGAAACCCAGCTTGCTCAGCCACCGGATCGACTCACCGTTCTTCGCATAGACGTAGTTGCCGATCGGGCCGTCCACTCGCTTAAGGCAATGCTGCACCCATTCTTCCGCTTCTCTGCACAGCTGCATACGTCTCATCCTCGTGCTCGTCAGATCGTCTGTCCCCAGCAGCCAGATGAGGTCTTCGTCCAGGCCGGTGATACCAAGAGGCGTGCCATCCTCCGCCACGATCGCTTGACAGACCGTGCTGCTGGCCCAGCTTTCGACCGCCACCAGATAAGGATCAATGCCATGGCTGAGCCTGACTTCGGTCTGATCTGAAGCCCGTAGCCGCTTGGCCACGTACTTCACCCTCTCCTCAGTAGCCGGGGCCCATCTCATAGCGACTTGCTCTTGGCGGTCAGTAGTGCAGTCCACTCACACGTAGAGAACTTGCACGGCAATGGGGTCGAATTGACCACTTCAACGATGCACTGCTCACCGCGGCTTGCAATGGGGATACTGAACACGCCCTCGTAGTAGCGGCCGGCATCAGCTGGCTCGTTCGGTGCGGCGCTGATCGCCGACCCTCGGGTGGCAAGGATGGTGCCGTCGAACTTGTAGGTGGCCGTCGGCCGGTGCTCAGGGCTGACCGTCACCTCGAAATAGCCGGTCTCGTGGTAACGCAACTTTGCGTTACGCACCTGCGTGCGGATCGTGTTGCTCGCGGCCTTGCCAATGCCCACATCCTTCATCGTCTTGAACCTGCTGAAGCGATACCGGAACTGATACGGCACACCAGCAAACACGTCCGCATTGCTCCAGTCGCCGCGACAGGTGAAGGTGGTGCCGCTGCTGATCGTGGCCAACAGCACCCCGCCGATCTTTCGACCCGGCGTGAGGCTGTAACCAGACCACAGCTGAGTGGTCGTATTTGCTGTGTAGGGCAGCGTCCAAGTGGTGGTCTCCGTGGCGGCGTTGTAGACACCATTGGCCATGCGCATGGCCACACTGGTCACCGTGGTGTTGCTCACCCGACGGTCCAGCAACATCGGGTAGGGCGTTCCGGTTTCCTCCGCCAGGCGATCCATTACCGAAATCACCTCTAGGTAGACCTTGGTGCCGTACTGCATCAGGCAGTAGAGCGACTCGCGCACACACAGGATCGAGAGCACCTTGTCGCACCCAGCGAAGTCCCAGTAGCTCCAGCTGGCCTGGACCCGCTGAGCGCTCTGACCATCGCTGCGGTTGAAGAACTTGTAGACGTAGATCCGGTTCTCGTAGCCGCTGCGGGCCGACACGAAGAACAGCACGTTCCCGGTGTCGTTGGCGGCCATCTTGAACATGTCCGATGGCAGGTAGGCGCTGACGTGATCGCTAATGTCCACCGCGTTGGCCACCACGCCGCTGCCGCTGCCAAGCAGCGCAAACTCCCGGAAGCGACTCCAGACGTCGTTCTGCTGGGCGAAGAACACGCCGCTGCCCACTTGGCTGGGGCGCAACCCCATGTCGGCCTCGTACTGCGTCAGCACCGTCAGCCGCGCGGTCTGCGATGTCAGCGGCTGGTCGCCGCTGCTCAACCGGAACTGGCTCTGGGGGCTAAAGATGACCAGCTCGTCCTGGTACGGCACCGCGTAGCGCAACACCGAGATCCGGTTGTTGCTCGAGGAGATGTCGATCGGATCCGAATCCAGGATCGTGGTCGCCGTCTCCGGGAAGAACTCAAAGAACTCACCCGAGCGGCTGAGCACCACCGCCTCATCCGACAACAGCCCCAGGCGGTTGCGGTAGACGAACATGTCGTTGATCGACTTACCCACGAAGCTGGGGTCTGGAACCGTGTCGTAGTCGCCACAGGTCCGCTCTCCCCACTTCGGCAGCTTCACCGTCCCCACGGTTCTGCCATCCACGGGGCCGAAGTAGAAGGTGCCGTCCGGCAGCCTCACCAGGGCATGAGGCATCGTGCTGGGCTTCAGCTTGTACTGGGTCCCAGGGGCGACCGTCTCCACCCAGGAGCCCTCGCCGAAATTACCCAGGCCTTCACGCGGGCGGAACTCCACGTAGTAGCCATCCCATTTGTTGCCGGGATCGCCGTCGATCTCGATCTGATACCCCCGCGGGCCGATCGTCGGCAGCTCGGTGAAGGACTGCACCGAGTTGGTGATGGCCGTGATGTCCGCATTGGCCCGGGCATCCGTGGCCTTAAGCGTCATCGCGCTCGAACTCTTGAGATGCAGCACCGAGCCGGACTGATCGATCGTCACCCCGGTCACGCCGGCTAGGCCGGTCTTGATCGCATCGGCGATCTCAGCGGCACTGATTTTCACCTCCGTCACCGTGGTGCCAGCCACAATCACTGCGGCCGTGGCCGTGGTCACCGTCACCGTCGTGCCGTTCAGGGTGACGGTGTACTTCTGGCCGTAGTTGGCAGCCTTGACCCAGATGAGAGCTTCATGGGTGGCGGGCCTCGCTGTCACCGGACTGAGCGCCGAGTCCATCTCCGGCGACTTCAGGGTGTTCAGCACCCAGGTGTAGTCGGCGATCGTCGATGCACGGATCTGATTCCGGGCGTCAGTGATCGTGGAGAGGTAGCCATAGCCATCTGGGGCACTCACGGTCTTCTGGTTGCCGGCCAGATCGAAAACCTTGATCGATGTCTTGGTGATGACGGCCAGGTACTCCTCGTTTTCGTCCCGCAGGACCGAGTGGAAGTAGGCATCGCCAAACGCGGCATCGCTCACCTTCGCCAGGGTGTTGGTGCCGTCGCGCTTGCGCAGACCCTCGGCAATGCTCGACATGCCGTTGACCTGAATCTCGCCCTGCGATGGATCACGCTGCGAGTCCGGCTGCTGACTGATCCCCTGAATCAGGTTGGGGATCGAATAGCTGTAGAGCTCAGCCAAGGTAGTGGCCTCCACCCATGCGCCGGCCCACCAGACCAAAACCAGCCTGGTAGGTGGGGAAGGGCTGAAGGCCGCGGCCGCCAGTCAAGCTATTGGGCTGGTGCTGATCGAACTCCACCCGGTTGAGCTCCACCAGGGCCTGCTGCTCATCCAGCGCCGTGAACTTGAACACCTGCTCGGAACCCAGCACGCGGTCGGAGAACACCCGGGCCGCCCGGATCGTCACCCAACGGTTGAAGGCTTCCGGCGATTCATCCCACGAGAGCAGCCACGTCACATCCGCTGCCAGCGGGCTGATCCCGTCCTCGATCTGGTAGGTCCGCTTCAGCCGGTCGTAAACCCGTTGCCCGCGCAGCTGGAATCGTCCGTTCCAGCGGTAGGGATCCAGGCTGAATGAGATCACGCTCTCGGGGACCGTGATCTCTTTACTCGTCTCGTCCCTGGAAAACGGGTATTCGTACTCCATGTTCCAGCTCCAGCCACGGGTCTGCCCCTCTTTGTGGAACTCAAGCAGCGTGCGCTCGGCCATCCAGACCTCGCCCACCTGCTGACCATCAAGGCTATTAACTGGCTGCTCACCGATACAAGCCAGCGCGATGTTCACGGCCTCGAGCAGGGTGGTCCTGCCTGGCGTGACACCCTGGATTTGCAGGCCCATGACACATGCACTGGTGCACTGTTCATGGTACGGGGCATGAAAAAGGAGGGCCATGGGCCCTCCCGTTTGCGATCCCCTTGGAAGACGAAGCCTCTCGGCCAGAATCCTACGGCTTCTCGATCACAACAGCAGACTCCTGGCGCAGGGGGCCCATGCCGATGCTCATACTTGCCAGCATCAGGGTGCCCTGGTACTGGATGTTGAAATCGGAAGAGGTCAGCTGCAGCTTGGGCTGCTTCAGGGTGAGCACACCGGCGCAATCACGGGAGAAGATCATGCCGACGCACTTGGACAGATCCTGCTGATAAGCAGTGTTCTTGTCGCCGGTGACGTTGGTGTAGGCAGCCTGCGTCACATGATTGCTCATGAACAGCGGGATGCCGGCAACACTCATGGTGCGGCCTTCGGCGATGGTGCCGTTGCTGCCTCCACCACCGTTGAAATCGGCGTTGATCGCACGGCTGGACTGCGAGATGTAGAAATACTCCTCAGGGGAGAAGATGCCATACATCCCGTTGATGGGCACGTTCTTCTTCTCCAGTGCCACGCGGGCATCGAAGATCTTGGAAACGAGCTCATCACCTTTGGCTTGAGCCGTAGCGGCGGCATAGCCAGCGCTGAGGGTCAGGCCAGCACCAGTGCGGGGCTGGTTCTTGGAAAGAGCCAGAGGCTCAGTGGCGCTTTTGGCTGCGGCATAGATCACACGGGCAGCACGGCGGTCCCACTCGTAAGCGAGAGCCAGACCCAGCTGCTTGGTGTACTCCTGACGAACGGGCCAGTAAGACATGAGCTCATCGAGCTCATACACCACGGTGTCGGCGATCAGCAGTCCATCGAGGTTGATGATCACCTCGTTCAGATCGCTGGGCTCGTTGCCCTGGCCCAGAATGGGCTCGCCAGGTGTGTGGTAGCGCGCAGACATCTTGCCCGCGATAGGGAAGGCAGCGCTTTTGCCGCCTTTGATGTTGCGCTCTTTGAGCTTGCCGCGGAAGACGCAGTTGGTCTCCATCGCGCCAATAACTTCCGCAATCCCGAGTTTCAGAAACAGGGCGCGGTCGTCGCCTGTGCCTTTGATCTGGCCAAGGCGCTGAAGTGTTGCGGTTGGGGGGGTGGCGGGTGCCATAGCAGTTTCATTTGCGAACCTCGATCAATGACGGCGGCAGTCCGGTTGTCCCCGCAGGGGCCATTCCTTGGCGGTCACATCTCTCTAGTCCTGCAATGAAAGTACTAGAAGAATTCGCTCCTTGCGACCATCGCGTCCACCTTCGATCGGTAGGCGTCATCAGTCTCGTAGAGCACCTGTCCAAGACTGTTGCGCTTCTGCATTGCTTCCAGCACTTGGCCCATGCTTTCAAAGGACAGCCCGTCGCTGGGGGTGCTGCCACCGATGAGCTTCGGCTCGCGGCTCTGGACCGGCTTCGTGGCCTTCGTGCTGATGGCTGACTGCAGCTTCATCGCTCTCAGAGCCCAGAAGATGGCCTGCCGGTTGCCGCTATCGACGACCTGGTTGTAGGACGCCAGTTCCGTCTCAGTGAGGTTCTGCTTGGCCCAACCGGTGAGCTCTTCAAACGCCTCTTCGCCACCGACGATGCTCTTGAACTGCTGAACCTCCTCTTCACTGAGCCCCTGAACCGCAGGCTCGGCTTCGGCTCTGGCGTTGCTCAGATACTGCTCGATCACCGGCTTGGGGATGCCGGCGCCGGCCAGCTTGTCCACATACCCGCTGAGATCCTCACCAGCCTCAAACCGTGCCGCCATCTCGAACGGATTGATGCCGGCCTCCTCGAACTTGTCGGTGAGCAGCTCTCCGTACTGCTCGATCGATTCGTCCCTGGAATACTCCGGGATCTGCGGCGCATCCTCGTCTGTGCCCTGGCCCTGGCCCAGCTTCCGTTCAAGCTGCTGGTACGCCTTCAGCAGCTCTTCCTGCGAGCGGAACTTGCCCAACAGCAGCTCTTGCTCTTCCTGCTGCGCACCGGTCTCACCGGTTGGCTCTAGCTCGTCTCCCTCCTCCTGCTCAAGCAGGAACTGCTGCGCCAGTTCTTCCTGGCCTGGTGCCACCAAGCCTTCCGGCGAAACATCACTGCGGATGTCCATTACCGGGGCGGGGCTGTAAATGGAGTCGGTCATGCTTGAGCGAGTTGTTCAGATGGTGCTTGTTGGGCGCTGGCCATCTCCTGCTCGATCGCAGCAGCGTTGGCCAGTTTTTGTGGATCAGCCATGCCCGCCGCAATCGCCTGCTGCGCCATGGCCATCTGCTGTGCCTGCTGCTGTTCAGCAGCAAGCTCTTCCTCTGTCTTGACCAAGCCAATGATGTCGAGGCCCATAGCCGCCGCCAAGCGCTTAATCAGCTCAGAGCTATTCACGTAGGTGGTAATACCCTCGGGCCCCAGTGTCTGCTGCAGGATGGTCATGAACCGTGCGGTTTGCTCTAAATCATTCCCTCGGCCAACTGCAGCCAGGCCCACCGAGACCACAGGCTGGACAAGGCCTTCTGGCAACTGCTTCATCCCTCCCTTCCTCATAAAGAGATCCAGCTTGCGAGCGATGTAGGGAGCCTGCAGCTCAACTGTCAGCTGGGCGTAAATAGATCCAAGGGACTGCTCGAGCTGAAGTGCCTGCAAGCGGACCTCTTCCGCAGTCACTCTTTCTGCATCGCGCATGTCGGCGAGCATGAAGGCCTGTGCCAGTCGCATCTCAATGCGTTGCAGCCCGGTCAGGGCAACATTCAGGTCATTGCCTTTTTGCACCTGAACGGTGAACACGTCGTCAGGGTTGCCCGGCAGGTAAGCGCCGTTGGGAGCCTCTGCAAGCTGCTTTGCATTCACCACCGCCGATGGCTTCACCAAGTGGCGCACCTGCGCTGACACCAGCGAACCCTCTGCAATCGCCTGGTTCAGCGCTTCGGCCGTCTGCAGATCGGCGATGCAGGCCGACTCCACATAGCCCGGGCCATAGTCAGCCCCATCCACCCGGATCATGCGCAACGGCAGCCAGGGGGAGGCGCTAGCGCGAGCGCTTCCCCTGGTGCCGGGCACCTCCTTGCCCTTGATCTCCTGGTGCCACTCAACGCGCCCGTCCTCCCACCGGATCCATGTGTAGACCTTCACGGTCTTCTGGACCTCTGACAGCGGACTGGCCTCGACAATCCCCTTCAGTTCCTGGTCTTCATCGTCCTCGAGCTCAGCCTTCAAATCAGGCGGCAGGCTCTCCACAGCGAGCTCTTCACAGACCGCAGCCTCCTGCGGGTTGCCCATCGGGTCCCGTGACACCGCAAAACGGTTGAGGTGGTAGCACTTCAGGCCGTCTTCGGAGATGTACAGAAGGACGTTGCCTGCAACAAGCAAGTGCATCAACGCTTCGTGCATCGCCACACGATCGTTAGATGCTTCGATGCTGCGCAGCACCGATCGTTCAAGTCGAGCTAAGCCAAGCTCAATGTCGCTTTTTGCCTTGGCAATCTGATCGCGCGTTAGCCCCATCTGCATCATCTGCTCTTCCTGCTTCTGCATCTCCACGTCGTCGATCGTGAAGCGAAAGAAGCTCTGCGTAGGGGGCAGGATTGCAAGGAGAAGGCGACTGGCGAGGTTGTGAACGCCCCTAGCGCCAACGCCGTTCCAAGGCAAAGGGAACGCCTCTTGATGGTGAGCGGTGGGCTCTGACGTATTGGGGATGAGGTAGGGCACGGTCAACCGGCTGGCCTGCCGTGCCCGGTCCAGGTACCAATCCCTGCCATTGCCGACCAGGCGGCGATAGGTCTGTTCGGCGTTCATGGCATCAAGCGGCAATGTTGAGACCAGCGCCAGCAGACGAAGCCGCAGCGGGGCTGATGGTCAGTGCGTTGCGGTTGGGCTTGCGACGGGGGGCGATTGCGCTGGTGGTCTTGGCACCAGCTGCTGGTGCGTTCTGAGACGTGACCACCGCATAAGCACCTTGCGGGCCCTGCAGTGCCTGCTGCTGCTGCTGCAAGTCTGAGATCGCAGTCGTTAGAGCGTTGATCTCATCCAAGAAGCCGCTGGTGTCAGTCTGATTTGTGACCGTCTGTTGATTGATCGAGTCAATCAACGTCTGGTTCTGTGCATTGACTGAATCAATCCACTGCTGAATTTGCAGCATCTCGCCGGTTGTCCCGGCCTTGTAGTTGTTATAAAAGCCAGAGCTCACCCATGGAGCGCTTGCAGCAGCTTGCTTGATCGCTGCGTCGCTTACACCAACGCTTTGCAGGTATTTGGCATCCTGCATACCCAGCCCAGCGCCACCCCTGGAGGCAGGGTCATAGCTGGCGGCAGCCTGATCAAAGACGTTCTGGACCCGCCCACCGACAGCCGCGCCGCTGTTGGTGATCGCCTTGGCCGCAGCGGTCGCGTCGCCAGCGATCTTGAGGATCTGGTTGTACTCCCTTTGATTGACCTTGGGGCCAGCCGCGGCGACGGCCTGTTTCACGGCCTGGCGTTGCTGCTGAGGCGTTGGCGCAGGGGCCTTCTTGTTGTTCTTCTTGGCTGCCATTGGTGTTGTCCTCAGGTAATAGAAAGGCCGGCGCCAGCTGCCGAACCGCTGGCCGTTACACGGTCGACACGCAATGCCCCGCGCCCACGGCGGCGGGCACTGGTGTCCTCACGATCTCGACCAACGGTGGGGGGCTTAGCCGATTCTTCCGGCGGAGGCGGCCCCATGAGCGCTGACATCCGCATGGCCTGCTCAGAAAGCGCTGACTGATTGCTCGCCATCTCGAGCTTGAGATCACGGACTTGCTGAACGGCATTGGCCAAGTCCTTGTCGCTCTGCTGCAGATTCATCTGCGCCAATGCCAGCGGCGCATTGGGCGACTGCATCTGCATTACCGCCTGAGTCATCATCCGCTGCGCCGCTTTTGCGGCAGCCAGCTTTGGCTGCTTGATCTTCGCTGGCTTCGGATCAGGAGCCTTGGGAGCACCGCCACACATCAGAATCCCTCCATGTCGAGGCAGTCAGCCTCCTGTTCCTCGTAAGCGTTTCTGAGAAAGCGCACGACAGAAACCTGTCCGCACTTCAGCCAGACCTGGCGGTCGGTGGCATCTGGGTCCACCATCCGATCAGGGAAATGGGCCTCCAGCCACGTCAGCAGCTCAGGCGTGAGTCTGGGCTTTTGCACAGCTAGAGGTCATCTATGGTCAGGCTACCGGCGGGGTCCACAGGATCGGAATACCCCTCTCGAAGTCGTATTCACCTCTGCGCAGTATCCGAGCGCATCTGGCCTGAACGAGGGCATAGTGCTCAGTCAGTTCAGCTTTCCTGTAGGCCTCGAGGACCTTCTCCCACATCTGCACTGGTGAGTGGCACTGCGCGAGAAGTTTCTGGGCTGTCACCGGTCCGTATTTAGGACAGCCTGGATAGTTGTCACTGGCGTCACCGGTCAGAGCCTGAGCAAAGAAAGCGCGATCAGCGTCCGAATCGGTCACCACGATCAGCTCGCCAGAACGCAAATGCTCGCCCGGGATGGTGAGCATGTCCTTGTCCTCGCTGACGATTACATCCCCGGGCTCGTAGCTGATGCCCAGGGCGTCATCGCCTTCCACCTCAGGAAACCGCGCGATGTCCCAGCCCCTGGCCGCGGCTGTCGTCATCACCCAGTCGATCAGGGCGCTGTAGCCGGCCGGTCGGCGCAGCTTGCGGCGGTTCTCCTTGTATTGGGGCCACAGGCCTTTGCGGAAGGTGGTGCGGTCACCGAAGACCAGCACCGGCTGGTAGCCCATCAGCGTGGACATGAACTCAGCCATGCGGTCCTCAAAGGCAGCTCTGGCGTCGTCATGACGACAGACATAGGTCCAGCAGTCGTTGCCCCAGTCGGCCTCCTGTTCAGAACCTGCAGCGCATCGGTAGAGGAAGTACTCGGTGTCGATTAGAGCCTTCACAGCCCTGCCTCCTGCATGTCCCGCTCAACCAGCTCTTTCAACCGCTCCTGGTAGAGCCCGGTGTAGGTGCTGCAGGTGCGGCCTGATTGCTGATACAGCCACTCGAGGTAGTCCTGGCGGCGCTGTTCAATCTTGGGGTCAGTCATTGTGATTAGTGAAGGTGACTACTGGGCTTCAAGCTCGTTGGCAATAAGCATTAATTGACGCAAGGCGAACACGATGCCAGGACTGTCTTCCACATCGCCATCGCAGTACAGGTTTTCAATCTGCTCTGCAGCAGCTCGCAGGGCGGCGGCAACTCGCTTGGATCCAACCAACGGTTTTTCGCAGTAGTACGCATCCAGTACGGTTTGTGCGGCAGGTGAAAGTTCAGACATAGAAGTGGAAGCGGCTTGTGGGCTTGGCTGAGCTATCTGGAAAACCCGGAAGGTTCGACCATTTTGGTGATACCAACAAAATGGTCACCAAGCAGCGGGGACCGCAGGCAGTTGCGTCCAGTCGTCATCGTCTTTGAGATACCAAAGCGTGCCGTCGCTGCAGAGGGCGTACACCGTGTCCACGATGGGCGGCAAGCCCATCTCATCTCGCTGCACTGAGTAGCAGGAGCTGCTGGCGATCTGAACAATCTTGCGTTCAGTCATGGAACCTCCAATTGATGATCTGTCGAATGACAGGAAACGTGCCAGCCCATACGCCAAAGGGGCAGTGCAGCACGGGTTTTGGGATGAAGTGAATCTCGCCCCATCGGGGGAAATCTGGGTGGACGCCGCTGTTTTGCCAGAAGATGCGGCCGATGTAGCCACCGGTGCTGGTGACGGCCATAAACGTGGGTCGATGGGTCACCCTTCTGTCTCCCTGATGAGTCGATCGGCCACCTCGTTGATGGCCAGGAAGCAGATGCGGGCCTGCCCCTCGTCAGGCGCCCAGGTGCGAATGCGTTGGCTAATCTCATGCACTACCGCCTTCATGCGCCGGCGGTCATCGATGCTGTATTCACCCAGGCTCCAGTAGAGCTCTGTCAGTTCATTGAGAAGGGTCATTTCAGAATCTCCACAGTGGCCGTTGGCCAACGGTTGCCGGCGTACTTGAGAGCATGTTTCTGCGTCTCGGCCATCAGGCTGACCTTCATGGGCTTTGCCTTCTGGAAATAGATCAACAGCCGATACTCCCTGGTTCTTGCGTTGGGCTGGGGGCGGCTGATGCCATCACCCAGGTTTGGCTCTTCCTCCGCGGGGAAAAGCGCCTCCAGAGCTGTCTTAATGCGGTCGCGGTTACTCATGCTGGGCCTCCAGGATGTGCTGAATTGCACGGATGTAGCCGTCCCAATAGCTGACGCGATGATGAGCGCCGTCCTTTGCTGCTTCGTTGTATTGGCCATAAGCCATCACCAGCAATCGCTTTGCTGTGCCGACTGTTGCATCGATTTTGCCGCCATCATTGGCTGGCTCGTATGTTTCTGGTGTCATAAATCCTCGTGGTTTTTGGAGTGCTGCCGCTGTGCCAGAGCACGCTGCAGCTGTTGTCGTAAATCGTGGTGATCGTTCCCTCTTTCCAGCCAGCCGCGGTGTAGAACCTGACCCGCTGCCCTTTCTTTAGTTCAGACCATTTCACAGCGGCTTCCGATGATGCGTGCGGTGATACGCCTCCATGTCCCTGTAGTTCATTTCCATAAACTCAGAGTGCTCTTCAAGGAAGTCGCGGCTAGGGAGAATCGGCTCGCGTGCATTGATGTTGAACTGCATCACTGACCATTTCCCCGTGAGAAGACCCCTCTCCAGGATCGAGCGCAACTGTGCTTTGTTGATCAGTGGCTCCATTGGCGTCTAGCTCGGCAAGAAACATCAAGTAGTCGGCCCATTTCTTTGGTGTTAGGCCGGGCCCCTCATCCGCCGGTGGTGGCAGGCAGGGCAACTCTTCGGTCATGAAAGGCACGTAAGCGTCTCCGTTTTGTGGGTCGGGTGGGGCCGCTACCGATTGAGGTGCGCTCGGCAGCAGGCGCAGTTGTTCGCCAGTTGGGCGACACATCGCAGGAAGATCAGAACGGAACCCCCAGCTGCGATTCGCCAGGCCGTTCTCGGACCGATAGAGAGGCACCATCAACTCCTTCCATGTCGGGTAGCGCAGGAAGTCCTGGCCGCCTGTGCCCTGGAGCCACTGCTCAGCAGCCCAAAGAAACTGCCGATCTGTGACCTCAGGAAACTCAGAGGTGAAGGAGACGTACTTCAGCTGACAAATGTGAGGGGACCAGCGATCGGACTCCTTGATTCGCAGCTGCGCCGCAACCATCTCGGCAACGGCCAAGAAGGTTTCGATGCTCAGGCAGCTCTGCTGTTCCATGCCGCAATCGCCTCCTGCATTGCACCGCTCTTAGGCGCCAGGCCCTCCTCCGCTGGAGGCGCGACATCGCGCATGTAATCGGGGCTAAGAGCTTGCCAACCGGACTCAACACCGGCCTTGGCCAGCAGCACCTGCTTCCACTTAGGAAGTGATGCCACTCGGTCGACGTTCTGCAGCCAGGCCCGCTGTGTCCACACAGCTTTGCTGCCGTGCTTGCTGTGCCGACTCACGTTCCACCACTCCACCAATAGTGGCTGTGCCTCAGAGCAGACATTCACCAGGCGGTCATCATTCAGGCTGGCTACGTAGCGGTTGGGACGCTTGCGCGGCCGCTCGTCGGCAAGCTCAACCACCGGTGCCTGCACCGCCTCGATGTAGCCGGCGGCCCTGCCGGCGAAGACGGCAACACGCTCAAGGGTCTGGAAGGTCTTGCCGCATCCACGGCAGAGCCGGATGCGGCGGTCGTATTCGGGAGACGATCGCGTCTCAGTCACCCGCGAATCGGGGTGATCGCAGTGCGGGCAATTCATTTGAAGATCACAGTCAGAAGAATCGATTGCTCGTTGGTTGGCTTCTGCTCCCACTCGAGTTCCATGCGGTGAAGGACAGTCACGCGGTCATCCACCCAGCAGCCGGCCCAGGGCGGCGTGGCATCTGGGTCTGGCAATCCCGCATCCATCAGCGCACCGCTGAGGTTGTCGAGATCGCTGCGGCCTGGCCCCATGAACTTCATTTGCAGGCACACCAGCTCGCCCTTCTGGAGCGGCGGACGTGTCCACCATTCGGCCAGGATTGAGCGGACGTTGCGCGTCCACTCGCGGTACTTGGTGTCGGTGTAGGGCTTGCCCTTGGTCAGGAAGCGAGGTCTGGCTTTGGGCTGCAGAGGCACCGGCAGCAGCACGTCCATGCGGCCCATCAGAAGGGGATGTCCTCTGCCAAAACAGCAGTGGCCTCTGCCTGCACCTCGGCGGCACGGGCCCGCAGCTGGGCGGCGAAGCTCTGAGGCTCTTCTTCCTTCTCGAACGCGGACTGAGCGCCCGGTGTCGACACCACGTAGCCGTCCTCTTCCTCGAAGGGATCGACATCACGGCCGGCGTATTCGACCAGCTCGAGCACCTGGATCTGCTCAAGCTCCAGGCTCATGCCCTTGGCGCCGGCCATGTCCCAGCCCCAGGGGCTGAAGGCCACCTTGATCTTGCTGCCGTTGCCGATCAGGGTTTCAGGCGGCCACAGGTTCTTCTTGCTGTCGACGACCAGCGGCGGGCTTTTGATCTGCCCCTTGGCGGTCAGCTCCTTGCGCTTGAAGCGGAACTCGACTTTCCCGGTCGGCGCCTCCCGGCCCTTCTCATCCCGCACGGTCTGCTCGGCGAAGGGCCAGCCATGGCGAGACACCTTCGCCTTGGGGCCATGGAACTCCTCAAAGCACTTCTCAAGGCGCTCGGTGAAGGCGATGGTGGCTGGGTCGCTGGGGTCGAGCACCAGGGACACGGACCAAGCCTTGGGGTTGTCCTCGAAGGCAGTGGGCTCGCCCAGGACCTTGGCCCAGAGCGCCTCGCCCCTAGGGCTGACGATCAACTCGCGTGGCATTTGTGATGCACATGTGGGATGCACTGGGAACGTAGTGGCCTAGGTCTGCTACCGCAAGACCCCTAGGGCGAGTCCCTTTAGCCTCAGTGCGAGATCAGCTGAAGCAGTAAGGGTTCTGCCCAATCTCGCCCTCGCAAAGATCGCCAACAAGAGGCGGGTGCCCTAGGGCTACACCTGCATTTCTGCCAATCTCAACCCGGATCTCAGCAAGCCAATCAGTGGCATACAGCGCTCGCAGCTCGCCATGCAAGGTGTGATGCAACCAGTCCGCCCGGGCCGGCAGTGTTGCGAAGCAGTCATGGTTCGTCAGCACCGGGGTTCCGATAGATGCACATCTGAGAACCAGGCCGTGGCAGAAGGCCGCGTCGAACGTGTGGATGGTGTTGGCCGTGATGCCCCGGCTCGTGGCCCTGGCGCTTAGCTCTGCCTCCTCGTAAACCGCGTCGAATCGGCGCCAGCGCCGGCTGCCATTGATCGCCGTGCTGACCGTCTGCGTCTCCTCCACGTGGCGCCCCAGGGACACGGGGAAGCCCATGGGGCTGAGCCAGCGGATCGGCTGTTGCTGCTTCATGCAGCGGCGGCTCACGTCCCTGAGCCACGCCTCCATGGCGATGCAGCTGCCGAGCTCAGCGCCGATCACCAGCTGCAGCTTCCTGGCCAGGTACTGCGCTGGCTTGGTGTACTCCCGCTGCCAGTAGCTAACGCGCACATCCGGGTTCTTCTCCTGGAGGTAGGCGACCAGCTGCTCGACCAACCCGTAGCGCTGCGCCCCATAAACCGTCGTCATCACGGGCCCCTTGACCAGCGAGCGGTCGATGCTGTGCTTCAGCCACAGCTCGGCCTGCTGGCGATCCCGCAGATCCAGGCTGTCGAGGTCCGCACGCAGCAGCTGCAGCAGCCGCTCGGCGACGTGGGAGTAGACGTCCGCGCGGCTGTCGCCGATGACGTTGGTCAGCCGGGCCAGCTGGCGGTCGCGCGCCAGGGCCGCGATGATCCCCAGCCCGCTGCAGGTCTGGTCATAGCGGATCGGCACGCCGCTGGACTTCGCCCCATCGAGGTAGAGGGCAATGGCCCGGGCCAGCTGCAGGAACTGCCAAGGGTCCTTGGCGCCCTTCCACAGGTCGAGTCGGTCGAGCGGTTCGGCCGCAACGGCCTGGATCAGCTGCAGGTTGGCCCGGCCCCAGGCCTCTCTCTCTTCCCAGCTGCCCCGGCCCAGCCCGTAGTGCCCGGCCGCGGCCATCAGCATCTCCCTGAAGGCGTCGTCGTCCACCAGCTCCTGATGGGCAAAGGAGATCAGCGCCTTCTGGTGGTCTGGCCCTTGATGGCCAGCGATTCGGCTGGAGCAATAGAGACGCCCCCGGAAGTCGAAGTCGTGCTCAAGCCAGATCGGGTAGGCGCCCACCTCCTCGGCCTGGCGGATCGACTCCTCAATTCGCTGACGCATCGCAGCACCTGCGTGGGCATCGGACGCCCTGGACGGGTCGCGCTGCACCGGGAACAGGTCAGGCAGGTTCGCGTCCCACGCCTGCCGCTGCTGCTCAACCATCCATGGGTCGATCTGAAGCTGCTGCTGCTCAACGGCGTTCACCACCTGAAGCGCGGTCTGCACCGACTTCGCCGTGATGTGGCTCAGATCCATCGGCTTGCGACTGGTCACAAGCGCCTTCGTGCCGCGAACAACATCCGTCCAGGGCTCAGGTGGCAGAAGGGATGGAATCATCCGCACTGGTAGCGGCCGGGGCGGGTTGAGCCCGACCACCTCCAGCGCGTCTTCTGTTGGCTCAACCAGGGGCACCCGATCGTTGGTGAACCGGATCAGCGTGGTGTTGGCAGCAATGACCTCCAGCAACAGCTGGCCCAGCTCGCGGCGCTCTTTTTGCGTCCAGCCGCTGGGGTCCACGTAGAGCTCGTTGAGGATGCGGTGGTCAATCGCCTTGCGACCGAACTTCCGCTTGAGGGTGTTGAGCAGCACCACACCCTTCTGCTGGTAAAGCCGGGTGGCCTTGTGCTCGTCTTGCAGCGCCCGGCCGATGCTTTTCGCCAGATCACTGCGCCGCGGCCGCCGGCTGATCCCATCGATCACAACGCCCAAGGCGATTGCCGCAATCGAGCGCGGGCCTCGATCGCAGAAGTGCAACAGAAGCGGCCATGCCCCCAGGTGCTTGCCCCCCATGTGGGGGTTCTGCAGCAGCCGGGTGAGCATCGCGTCCAGCGCCATGTTCACCGTCTCGCCATAGAGACGGAACAGGGCCGCCCCGTAACTCGTAGCGCTCTCCCGACCCTGACCAATCAGCTGCCTGTGGTAGGCCCCAGTCCGCTCAATGGCGCGGGCATCCTCCCTTTTCAGCCTCTGCCGATGCAGCAATTCCACAGGTGTGGATGCGCTTTTTTGGGTGTCCAACGTGCAGAGACTGGTGCTTTCAGCAGCAATTCCACCTCACCTGTGCACTGCATTTCCAGGGGGAGTGGACCAGCCTCTGGGGCTGGATTTTTCGAGTGCTCTGCACAGGTGCATGTGTGCGCAGCGCTTTTTAAGTCCGCTGCGTATGCCAATTCCGCCATGCTCCCCCGTTGCGC